ATTTCAGCAGGAAGTTATAATGGGGAGCAACTAAGAGATAAGATAAACCATTTTGGTGATAAAGAGAAATTATTAAATATTATTAAAAAGCAATATGAGAGTGAACATAAATTTGCAAATGTGTTGTGTGGAATAATTATTCATGAATGTTTAGAGAATGGTAAAATTTCATCAATAGACTTAAATCACATAGAATTTTTATTAACGTTAAACGATAATGATTTTAAAAATTATATATCAACATACTATAATTGTGATGAACATAATATATATAAAATATCTGATAAAAAAGAGTTGATTTTACTTGAAACAACAAGAGAAAAAATGAGAAATTATGGATATTGTAGCACTGGAAAATTAGCTGATATGGGAGGAGATATAGTGCATACTGAATTGTCTAAAAAACTTATGAAATATTTAGAAAAACATGCTCAGTTTATAGAAGAAATAATATCTAATACAGATTAAAACATTGATTTTTATACTAATGTTAGAAAGGTGGTGAGAAGGATCGCAAGACCAAGGCAACCTACAGATTTACTTTTAGTAAAAGGTAAAAAACATTTAACTAAGGCTGAAATAGAAGACAGGAAAAGAAAAGAAATTAAAGCTCCAAGTGATAAGGTCAAAGCACCTTCTTACTTGCCAGCTGATTTAAAAAAAGAATTTAATAAGATAGCCAAGGAACTAAAAGAGATTGGTATTATTACTAATCTTGATATAGATGCCTTGGCTCGTTTTATTATAGCAAAGAAAATGTATTTAGAACTTACTAAGCAAATACTTAAAAAACCAGAATTGATGATAGTAGATAAAGATATAGTAACAACACAGGATAAATTATTTAAACAATGTAGATCATCTGCCAGCGATTTAGGGTTAACTATAAGTAGTAGATGTAAGTTAGTTGTACCTAAAAAAGAGGACAAGAAGGAGCTAACAGAAGAGGAAAAACTTTTCGGTGGTAGAGTGTGAGTAAGTTTGCTCAACTATTTACTAGAATTTATAATTATTCTTTAGATATTGTAGAGAAAAAAATAAAAGCTTGTAAAAAACATAGACAAGCTTGCCAGAGGTTCCTTGATGATTTAGAAAAAAGCAGAGATGAAGATTATCCTTTTTACTTTGATTATGAGGAGCTTTATAATTTTTATAAGTGGTCTGGTATGTTTAAACATAGAGTTGGAATTCTTAAAGGTCAAAATATTGATCTTGTAGATTTTCAACTTTTTTTAATTGGAAATATATTTTGTTGGAAAGAAAAAGAAACAGGATATAGAAGATTTAGAAAAGTATATATTCAATTAGCCAGAAAAAATGCAAAGTCACAATTGCTAGCACTAATAACAAGTTATCAGTGTTTCCTATCTGATGAACAGCAGGAATGTTACATAAGTGGTTGGACTAAAAAACAATCTAAGATAGTTTACAAAGAAATGAAATTCCAACTAGAGGGCAATGACTTCTTAAAAGGTAAATGGAAAGAAAGCTATGGTGTTATTACTCACTTAAAAAGTGGTTCTATTATTGAGCCTTTGTCCAAAGAAGCTAAAAATAACGGTGATGGTGATAACCCAAGTCTTGGTATATGTGACGAATACCATCAACATAAAACTGATGAAATATATGAATCTATTCTTTCTGGTATGGGCGCTAGAACAGAGCCACTCATGGTTATTATAACTACTGCAGGAGTGGATTTAAATAGTCCTTGTTATAAGGAATATCAATATGTTAGTAAAATACTTGATCCTAACTTAAAAGATATTACTAATGATGAATATTTTGTAATGATTTGTGAACTAGATTCTAAGGATGATATAAAAGATGAAAGTAATTGGATTAAAGCAAATCCTATTTTAGCCACATATCCTTTAGGTTTAAGAAAAATAAGAAGTGAATTAAAAGCAGCGCTTGATGCTCCTGAAAAGATGACTAAGTTTAAAACTAAGTATATGGATATTTGGGTAAATGCTAGAGAAAATGGCTACATGAACATGACAAAATGGTCTGAATGTGAAAATGACAAATTATCTTTAGCAGATTTTGAAGGGGAGGAATGTGTTGGAGGTTTAGACTTATCAACTAAGCTTGATTTGACTTCTATAGCTTTTGAATTTAAAAGAAACGGAAAGTATTATCCATTTCAACATTCTTTTATTCCTCAAGAAGCCTATGATAGAAGATTAAATGAGGGTAAATATCCTTTTGATTTATGGAAAAAGCAAAAACTATTAACTGTAACTCCTGGAGCAGTAATCGATTATGCTTTTGTTAAGAAGTGGATACAAGATAATGAATCATTATATAATTTAAAAATTAAAGAAATAGGATATGACCCATATAATGCTACACAATTTGTTCAAGAAATGGAGCAGGAAGGCTATGTGATGGTTGAAGTAAGACAAGGTCCATTTACATTGAATGAACCTACAAAAGATTTTAGAGACCAGGTATATGATAAAAAGTTAGAACATAGTGGAGATGGACTTTTAACCTGGGCAATAGGCAATGCGGTAACTAAACAAAATGCGCAAGAATTTATAATGCTAGATAAAGCAAAAAGTAGCGAAAAAATAGATCCTGCAGCTGCAGTAATAAATGCACATGTAAGAGGTATGGTAGTACTAGATGATGGAGCAGGAGACATATTCTATAGTCCAGATATATAGAGAGGAGGTGGAAAATTGGGAATAATAAGTAGTATTAAAAATTTCATATTCAAAACACCATATAAGTTATTTGTTGGTGGAGGGAACAATAGGTTTTCATTTACAAGTAGAGATTTAGCAACAAATGAAACTATATTTGCAGCAGTTACAATGCTAAGCAATGGGGTTGCCAGTGCACCACTTTCAGTAAGAGAAGATTATAGAAAACTTAAACCAAGAGAGAATAATCTCGCAAGACTATTTGAATATGGACCCAACCCTAATATGACAACTTTTCAATTTATAAGATGTATGGAGACTATAAGAAATACAAAAGGAACTGCATATGCAATTAAAGAGTATGACTACCATCATAATATAGAAGCAATTTGGATACTTAAAAATGAATATGTGGAACCTGTAAGAGACCAAGATACAAAAGAATTGTATTATAAAATAAGATGTGATGGTAGCGATAGATATGTCCACAATTCTCATATAATAGTGGTTAATCATATTAGCGAAGATGGTTACACAGCTATAAATCCGTTAGATGTACTTAAGAATACTATACAGTATGACCAAGAGATTAAGGAATTTTCCTTAAATCAAATGAAGAATGGATTAAAAGCTAACATGGTTATAAAGCTTCAAAGTAAATTAAATGAAGAAAGTATAAAATTATATGAGGAAATGATTCAGAGATTTCAAAAGAATGGAATTTTATTTGTAGACTCCGGAAAAGAGTTTCAGGAACTTAAGAACAATTCATTTATAGATCCTAAGACTTTTGAAGTTGAAGAAATAACAGTTTCAAGAGTTGCAAGAGTATACAATATACCTCTTGGCAAGCTTATAGGTGGTAAAAATAGCTATGCAAGTGCTGAACAATCTGATTTAGAATATATGAAAGACACTATATTACCTATAGTTAGAATGTATGAACAGGAGTTCAGCAAGAAATGCATAACGGAAAGAGATAGAGACAATGGAATACAAGCTAAGATGTCCTTAAATGGATTTGCTCGTGGTGATATGAATACCAGGGGCAATTTTTATTTTAAAGGTATCCGATCAACTTGGTTTTGTGCCAATGATATAAGGGCGCTTGAAGATATGCCTCCAATACCAGGAGGGGACGTTTTCTATGTATCAAGAGATATGTGCCCTATAGATAAAATTGATTTATTGCTGAAAGGGGGTGAAAAGAATGGCGAATAAGAAGTTTTGGGAGGTTAAAAACTCCACAGAAAATGAAAACATAGGAGAAACTTATATTTATGGTGATATAGTGTCTTATAAATGGGATGATACTGATACAACTGCAAAAAGTTTTAAAGAAGACTTAGATAGTTTAGGAGACATTGATACTTTAAATATATATATTAATTCTCCAGGTGGATCAGTGTTTCAAGGGACAGCAATCTACAACATAATTAAAAGACATAAAGCAAAAATAAATATTCACGTTGATGGAGTTGCAGCAAGTATCGCAAGCGTTATAGCAATGGCAGGCGATACTATTTTTATGCCTAAAAATAGTATGATGATGATCCATAATCCGTGGACATTTGCATGGGGAAATGCTAATGAACTAAGAAAACAAGCAGATGATTTAGATAAAATAAGAGAAAGCTTAATTGAAGCTTATTTAAATAAAGCAGGATATAAACTTAGTAAAGACACACTAATAGAAATTATGGATAATGAAACATGGCTTACAGCTCAAGAATGTTATGATTATGGACTATGTGATGAGTTAGTAGAGGAAAAAGAAATAGCAGCAAGCATTAATACAGAGTTATTTGCTAAATATAAAAATACTCCTAAGGAGTTATTAAATAAAAAAATAAAACAACCTATAAAAAATACTGAAAAAATAGAAAAAGATGAAGAAATAGAGGCTCTTATAGCAAGAGTAAATAATACTTTAAAATTTGAGGAGGAAAGAATATATGAATAGATATCAATTAGAACAAATGTTGGCAGGAATAGGGCAGGATTTAAAAGCAGCAAATGAAAAATTAACCTCTATGTATGCTGATGCAAAGACTACTTTAGAAGCAAGAAATGAGCAAAAAAATACTGTTAAGGATTTAGAGGAAAGATTTGCAGGAATTAAGGCACAAATAGAAGAAATGGACAAACAGGCAGAAGAAAAATTAAAAAATAGTACATCTAAAGTTGTTAATGGAGATACAGAAAAAGAAAAAGTAGTTAATGCTAAAGCTGAATTAATTAGAGCAACAATGGCTAATAAACCTATTTCAATGGAAGTTAAAGCGGCTTTAGGTGATAATAATTCAACAGGTGGAGAAAAATTCTTACCTAAGACTATGCAAAATAAATTATTGCATGAACCTTTTGTTAAAAACCCATTAAGAGATGTTTCCACATTTACTAATGAAACAAATTTAGAAGTACCTAAAATAACATTTACTTTAGATAATGATGATTTTATAGCAGATACTGAAACTGCAAAAGAATTAAAAGCTGATGGAGATATAGTGCAGTTTGGTAGACATAAATTTAAAGTATTTGCACCAGTTTCAGAGACTATTTTAAGAGGTACTAATACTAATATAGTACAAACTGTTGAAATGGCATTAGAAAGTGGATTATCAGCAAAAGAAAAAAAGGTTGCCTTTGCTACAACACCAAAAGCAGGTGAAGAACATATGAGTTTTTACTCAACTAAAAATGCAATAAAAACAGTAGAAGGAGCAAATAAATATAAAGCTATAAAGGCAGCTATAGCAGATTTACATGAAGATTACAGGGAGAATTCAAAAATAATAATGAGATATGCTGACTATATGGATATAGTTGAATTACTTGCTAATGGTAATGCTACACTTTATGCAGCACAACCAGAGCAAATATTAGGAAAGCCAGCTATATTCTGTGATAGTGCAGTTGACCCAATAGTAGGTGACATGAGATACTCACATTTTAACTATGATTTAGATATGCTTTATGAAAGAGATAAAGATATTAAGACAGGTATGGAATGCTTTGTTTTAACAGCATGGTTTGACCATCAAATAAAATTAAAATCTGCTTTCAGAATAGCTAAAATAACTACTCCCTAGTGAGCCCCCTAAACAACCAGAAGGGGGAGAAAATGCAGAACCTAAAACAATTGTATCAGAACCCATAACATATGAAAAAGAAGAATTAGAAGTTATGACAGTTGAACAATTAAAGACCATAGCTAAAGATAAAAATATAGTTGGATATTCTAGTATGAATAAAGCTGACTTAATAACAGCAATATTAGCACCTTAGGAGGTGTTATTTTTATGCAATTAGATGAATTAAAAGAATATATAAGACTAGAAGAAGATGAGGGAGGAAAAATAACAATTCCTTCCCTTTTACTTGCAGCAAAGGCATATATTAAGGGTGCTACAGGCTTAACAGAGGATATGATAAAAGACAATGAAATATTAGAGTTATATAAATTATGTATTAAAATTTTAGTAAGCCATTGGAATGAGAATAGGGTAATTGAAACTACAGGACCTAACTTTCATAAATTAAGCTTTGGTATGGATTCAATTCTGCTACAACTAGAGGCTGAATATTTAAAAATCAAAAGAGGTGAAGCAGATGGACCCGGGCAAACTTAATAAAAGAATTAAATTTATAGTTGAACAAAACGGAACTGATGAAGATGGCTATCCATTACCAGGAGAAAAAACAATTAAAGAGAGTTATGCAAGTGTAAGAGGGTTAAGAGGTAGAGAATTTTATAATGCCGCAGCAGTACAAAGTGAGCAAGATAAGATATTTAATTGTAGATACTTTAAAGGGCTTGATACTTCTATGCAAATAAAATACAATGATAAGCTTTATAATATTACTTCTATAAATGATTTGAATGAAAAGCATGTAGAATATGAAATACATGCAAAGGAAGTGAAACAAAGTGGCTAGTATGGAATTAGATGGTTTAGATGAATTAATAAGAAAAGTACAAGATATGGGTAAGGCAGGAGTAAGGGTAGAAAATGCTGCACTAAAAAAAGCTGGAGAATTAATTGTGGAAGAAGCTAAAAATAATGTACCTGTTAAAACTGAAAAACTGAAAAAAGGATTAAAGGTAAGTGGTGTTCGTAAAAAAGGTGGAAATAAATTTGTTTTAGCTGGAATACAGAAGGGAGATAACTCTAAGATATTCTATGGAAAATTCTTAGAGTTTGGTACAAGCAAAATGAAAGCACAACCATTTATGGGGCCTGCGTACGAGAGTAAAAAAGAAGAAGCAAAAGAAATTATAAAAGATGAATTAAGAAAGGGATTAGGACTGTGAGTATAAACAAATTAATCATAGATACATTACAGCCTTTAGGTATCCCTGTAAAATTTCAAACTTATGAAGGTAAAGAAACTACTTATATAACTTTTTTTACGTATTTAGAGCAGGGTGAGGAGTATTCAGACGATTTAGAAGAAGATACTGGATTTTATGTGCAGATAGATTTATGGTCTAAAGGTAATTTAGAAAAATTAAAAATAGACACAGCAGAATTATTAAATGCGAATGGATTTATAAAAAGAACAATTCATGACGCACCATACGAACCTGATACTAAAATTTATCACAAAGTATTGAGGTTCTTTTTTAATGTTAAAAATGAGGAGGATGAATAATTAATGGCAAGAGAAATAGGATTTAGAAAACCAACTATAGCACCTGTAAAGACTAATACAGAAGATACTTATACAGCTGGAGACCCTATTAGATTAGGAAGAGGTATAGAATGCAAAATAGACAGAAAGCAGGATAAACAGGAGTGGTCAAGTGATGATACTGTAGAAAAAGTTATATTTGGAGATCCTGCATATGATGTTACAGTAACAATAAATGAGTTAACTGATAAAGTTAAATGTATATTATTTGGAGGGGAAGTAATAAAGGGTGTATATGTACCACCTGCAAATAGTGTACCAAAAGAAGTGGCATATCTTGATGAGGTACTTAGAGATGATGGAACATATAAAAAAAGGTGCTTATATACAGGCACTTTTAGTTTACCATCTGATGATAATAAAACCAAAGATAAGAAGCCAGATTCAAAGGGAGTTCAATTAAAAGGAACATTCTATAGAAGGCTTAAGGATGGATTGCCAGAGATAACTCTTGATGGTTCAGATGAAAATAGAGACAAGGAATTAGAAAAACAATGGTTTGTTAAAGTACCAGAACCACCTGAAAAAACAGATACACCAAAACAAGATGATGGTAGCGGTGAAATTATAAATCCAGAAGCTTAATTAAGGGGGAATAAATATGGAGATATCATTAAAAATAGATAATAAAGATAAAACTTTTGTAGCACCATTTATAGGTGCTAGAATGTTAAAAAGGTCATTAGGGTTAAGCAAAAAATTTCAAGGTGGAATTGATGAATCTATCATGGATGAAATTGCTACATATTTAGTAGATGTTTATGGAAAGCAATTTACAATGGATGAATTATATGATGGATTCCCATCTGATAAGTTCTTTAATAAAGCATTTGAAGATTTAAATGAAGTAATAGGAGGTTTGGAAGAGAAAGTAAAAAACTAAGTACTGGGGAAGAGGAAGGTGAAGGCACTCTTACCCCAGAAGAATTTATGCTAAATCTGTATAGTGATCTTATAGATAAAGGATGGACTATGACTGATATAGATAATATGGATATATTTTATTACTTTGATATATTAGCTTATAAAATTAAAATAGAAAAAGATAAACAGGAAGGTAATACATTAAAGGGCCTTCCTGAAGATGATTAAAGACTAGGAATTATTCCTGGTCTTTTTATTTTGCAGGGAAGGAGGTAGATGAATGGCTGAAGATGTAGGAAGTTTGGTTGTTAAAGTAGCTATGGATAATTCTAATTTTCAACAAGGAATACAGAATTTAAATAGATCAATTAGTACTATACAAAGTGAGTTCAAAAACGCTACAGCTGGATTAAAGGACCATGGAAATGGCTTAGATGGACTTAAATCTAAACAAGAAATGCTTAGTAAATCTATAGATGTTCAAGAGAAAATAGTACAAAAATATAAAGATAAATTAAAAGAGAGTAAAGATACTTTAAGTAAAAATGCAGAAGCACAAGCTAAGTTAAAAGAAAAAGTTGAAGCAGCTAAAAGTGCATATGAGCAAAGCAAAAATACCTTAGGTGAAAATAATACTAAAACTAAAGAATTAAAGCAAAGTTATGAACAATTAAGTTCTGAGTATTCTAAGAATGAAGAAAAACTTAGAAATAATGTTAGGTCAATAGACAACTGGACTAATAAAGCTAATAATGCTGAAGCTAAATTAAAAGGAATGAAAAGTTCACTTTCTAGCGTAAGTAAAGAAATAGATAAACAAGTAAGTTCATGGAATAAGATTTCAAAAAAACTTGATAGCATAGGTGAAAAATTTCAAACTGTAGGAAAGAAAATGGAATCTGTAGGCAAAGACATGAGTGCAAAGATAAGTGCTCCAATAGCAGGAATAGGAGTACTAGCTTCTAAAATTGGAATGGATTTTGAAGCTAGTATGTCTAATGTATCTGCTTTAAGTGGAAATACAGGAAAAGACTTAAAACAATTAGAAACAGCAGCAAGAAATGCTGGTGCAAGTACAAGTAAAAGTGCTAAAGATGCTGCTGATGCATTAGGATATATGGCACTTGCAGGATATGACAATAAACAGATGATGGAAGCATTAATGCCAGTATTAAGATTGTCTGAAGCTGGAAACTTAGATCTAGCTCGTACATCCGACTTGGTAACGGATTCTTTAAGTTCTTTGGGGAAAAGTACAAAAGATTTACCTGTATATTTAGATCAGGTTGCTAAAACTGCAGCAAGTAGTAATACAAATATAGATGCACTTATGGAAGGACTGATTGTTTGTGGTGGTACAGTAAAGAACCTAAATGTACCACTTGATGAAGCAAATACATTGCTTGGTACTCTAGCCAATAGAGGTATAAAAGGTAGTGAAGCAGGTAATAGTTTCAACTCTATATTAATAAATCTTACTTCTGGTGCTGGTCAAGCTGGTGAAGCTATGGAAAAGCTTGGTTTAAGCGCCTTTGATAGTAATGGTAAATTTAAAGGTGTAACAAATGTACTTTTAGAACTTAAGGAAAAGACTAAAGATATGACAGAAGAAAATCGTAATATGTATCTTAGTATGATAGGTGGTAAAACACAACTTACAACTTTACAGGCTTTACTATCTGGTGTTGGAGAAGAATATGGAGATTTAAGAGGAAAGATACAAGATAGCAATGGTGCCCTAAATGATATGGCTATTACTATGCAAGACAATAATAAAGGTTCTATTACACAACTTAAGAGCGCTTTAGAAGAGCTAGGAATTAAAATATATGACATATTAAAACCTAAAATTGCAGCTATAACTAAAAAATTACAAGAGTGGACTGATAAACTAAATAATTTAACACCAACACAACAGCAAACTATAGTTAAAATAGCTGGTATGGTAGCAGCTATAGGACCCCTATTATTAATAGGAGGAAAGTTAGCTAAAGGTATCGGTAATATTTGTAAGGCATTTAGTACAGTTAGTGGAGCGATAGCGGTTGCAAGAACAGGGGCAGAAGCAGCAACCCCAGCTATAGGCGCATTGGCTAAAGTGTTTGCACTTTTAAATCTTAAAATCATATTAATTGCGGCAGCAATTGGAGGACTTATTTACGCAGGTAAAAAAGTATATAATTACTTTAGCTCAGATTGTGTTAAATCAGTAGATTTATTTGCAGATAAAACTGAAAAAACAGCACAAAGGGTTAAAGCTGCAAATGGGCAAATGGTAACTGTGTATGGACAAACCACAACTAAAATTTCAGAGGGAACTAAAAAAGCTGTAGGTTCTTATATGGAGTTAGATAAAGAAGCTAGTAAATCACTCATGAATGTAAATTCTAACAGTTTAAAATTTACAGATGATGCAAAGAAAAATGTAATAAATAACTTTAATGAAATGAGTAAAAAATCTAGTAATTATAGTAAAGAAGCAAAAGATAAAATGGTATTAGATTTTAAAAATCTGGCAAATAACACAGGGACTTTGACTGAACAAAATAAAAATAATATTTTAAATAAATACACTCAGATGGTTAATGGGTGTAAGAATTTAACAGATAAGCAAAAACAAGATACTATTAAAAAGTTTAAAACTACATTAGAACAATCAACTGCTATTACAGAACAACAAAAAAATAATTTAATATCTAAATATAAACAAATGGGTAATCAAATTAATGCTGGATATGATAAACAATACAAAGATAGAACAACAAAGTTGCAAAAATTCTTTACCACTACAAATGCTTTAAGTGATAAAGAGAAACAAGCAATTCTCCAGAAAGAAAAAAAATATAATGATCAAAAAAAAGCTAATGTAAATGAGTATAGTAAAAAAATACAAGATATATTACAAAAAGCTAGTAATGAAAAGAAATCTTTAACAGCAGATGAAGTACAACAAATTAATAGATATCAAGAACTTATGAAAAATAATGCCATTAAATCTTTATCTGAAAGTGAAAAAGAATCCAAGGTAATAATTGAGAGAATTAAAAGTTACAACGGTCGAATGAGTGCCGAACAGGCTAGTGATGTAATAAAAAACGCAGAGAAGCAAAGGGTTAAATCGGTTGATGAAGCAAACAAACAATTCGTAGAGACCAAAAACAATATTGAAAATATGAGAGATGTAACTGGTACTATAACAGCTGAACAAGCAGACAGAATGATAAAGGAAGCAGAAAAACAAAGGGACGGGAGCGTAAAAAAAGCAGGTGAATTAAAGCAAGGTGTAGTTACTAAAGTAAAAGAAATGAATTCTGATGTTATAAAAGATGTTGATACTTCAGATGGACATATAAAAACTAGTTGGGAAAAAACAAAAGAATCTGTTTCTACAAAAGCACAGGAAATGAAAAATTCTGTGGTTGAAGCGTTTAACCAAAAGAAAAAAGAGGTAACTGATAAGGGCAACGAAATAAAAGAAAGTATAACCACAAAATGGAATGAAACAGTAGAATGGTTTAACACACTTCCAAGTAGGCTTAGAGAAAAAGCTCATAATATGTTTGAAAGTATGCGACAAGGAATAAATGAAAAAATGGCAAGTGTGAAACAAAGTGCTACAGATATTGGAGAAAGTATTAAAAATGCTTTTACATCTATTCCAGGGAAAATGCGAACTATTGGTCATGACATAATGGAAGGTCTTAAAAATGGAATTAGAAATAGAATAGATTCTATTAAGGAAGCTGCTAGTGAAGCAGCAAGAGCAGTAGAGGAAAAAGTTAAAACTGTTTTAGATATTCATTCGCCTTCTAGAGTTATGATGGAGTTAGGTAAATACACCAGCCAAGGATTGGCCTTAGGTATATTAGAAGATATAGATAAAGTAGAGAGAGCAGCTTCATTAGCAGCGCAGACTATTAAAGATATAACAGAAGGCAAATTATCAGATGTAAAAGTAAAAACTAATACTAATGATAGAGAAATAAAAGATAGATTAGCAAGGCAATTAAATTGGGGCGCTAATAATAAAGCGGAATATCAGAAGTATTTGGAATTTATAAATAAACTTAATAAAGAAGAAGTAGAGAAATCAAAAGAATTCCTTAAAGAAGATTATGAAAATAGGGTTAAAAGCGTAGAGGACAGATTAAGGATTCTTAAAAATGAAAATAGCATAGAGCTACAAACAGAAAAGGCAAGAATAGATTCACAGCTAGCTTATTATCAAAAGTTACAACGTAATACTAAAGATAAAAATGCTAAGGCTAATTATGCTAACCAAATAGCTGCTTTAAGACAGTACCAAAAACAAGTATTAAATACTACTAAAGCTAATCAAAATGCTCAAATAAGCAGTTTAGAAAGATCAAAGCGGGCTTTAGAAGAATACTACAAAGATGGCTTGAATTTATTAGATAAAAGAGAAAAAGACGTTAAAAAGTCATTAAAAGTCCAAGAGAATGTATTTAAGGACTTAATGATTACTTATGATACTGCAATTAAAACTTTAAGTATCAAAACAGGTGACTTGATACAAGACCTAGAAAATCAAGAGGCTATTGTAGTTGTGCAATCTAAAAAAGTAGAAGATTTAAGAAAAAGATATGAAGATCTTGCATATACTTTTGGAGTAACTGCGGATGAAACAATAAAAGCTCGTGAAGAGTTTGAAAAAGCTAGAGTAGAATTAGAAAATATGGCTAATACAGTTTCAGAAGCTAGTAAAAAAATAGCTGATGATATAAATAAATTTCAAAAAACTATTATGGATGCTCTTAAAGAAAGATATACAAGTCAACTGCAATTACAGGAAGAATCTTTAAACACTGAAATTAAAAATTTAGAAAAATGGAAAGAAGAATCTATAGAGAGAATAACTACAGTATATGATACAAAAATTAAGGCTATTGATGATGAACTAAAAGCCTTAGATGAAGCTGAAAAAGAAAAGGAAAGACAAGAGAAAGATAATGAAGATTTAGATAAAATAAATAAATTGAAACTTGCCATTAAATATGAACATGATGAATTTAACAAAGAACAATTAGAAAAAGAGTTGGGAAAAGCTATAAATGAAAGAAATGATAGATTAGAAAAACAGGCTTTAGAGGATAAGAAAGAAGCATTAAAAAATCAAAAAGATACATTAGAAGAGAAAAAGAAAAATGAAGTTCAAAACATAACAGATATTTTTAATGCTGAAAAGATTTCACATGAAAACAGATTAGTAGAGTTAAAGAAATTTTATGATGAAAAAACTAAAGAAGCTAGTTTACAAGCTGAATCTGAAAAAATGATTATGGATAAAAGCCAAAAGGATATTATAGATTTACTACATAGTTATAGTAAAGAATATTTAATGGCAGGAAATACACTAGGAGAGCAACTTGTAGAAGGTTTTAAACCTAAAGTACGAGAAATAAAAGATATGATTTCTTCTATAAATAAAGAAATAGCTAGTGCTAGAGATAATGCATTACAAGCGCAAAGTACAGCCAGAAGTATTACTAATAATAATGTAACCAATAATGCTAATAAAATCAATAATTTTAATGTTAATGTACAAGATTCTAGTGCTAGTAGAGATATAGAAAGCACAATAAATAAATTAGCATTTACTATTTAAGGAGGGGGCTACACTCATGCAGAAATTAAAATTAAATAGTGATAATGGCAAAGAGCTTATATTAAGTAGCTCCAAACCTTTTATATTTAGAAGTATAGGAAATATTGCAAATAATAGTGCTAATATATATAGCTCTACTGGAGCTGGCCAAGATGGAATAAATGTAGAGGCTGTTACAATAAAGGAAAAATTATTACCTATAGTAGGTGGAATATTTGGAGAAAGTAAAGAAGATTTGCATAGGAAAAGGGCTTTTTTAAGCTCTTTTTTTAATCCAAAAGATAAATTTTCTATAACCTATAAAGATGATGCTAAAACTAGAAAGATATTTGGAAGAGTACAAGATATAACATTTAAGGATGTTGTGGGAGTTACACAAGAGTTTTTAGTACAGGTGCTTTGTCCTAATCCGTATTGGCGAGAATTATGTGAGCATAGGACAGATATAGCCTTATGGCAGGGTGATTTTGAATTCCCTTTAGAGATTCCACCAGAAGGAATAGAGATGGGGCACAGGGTTAGTAATCTTATTTGTAATATAAAAAATATTGGTGATGTTGAATGTGGTATGAGAATACAATTTAAAGCACTTGCTACTGTAGTAAATCCTAGCCTTTTTAATATTAATACTAGGGAATATATAAAGATAAATAAGACATTAAGTGCTGGAGATGTTTTAGAAGTTGTCACAGAGATCGATAATACACGTATTGAATTACTTAAAAGCAATAATACTAGAGAAAATGTGTTCAACTGGCTTGACTTAGAGAGCGATTTTCTACAGTTACAAGTAGGGGATAATATTTTTAGGTATGACGCTGAAAAGGGAATTGATAACTTAGAACTAGTAGTTTATCATAATCCTTTGTATTTGGGGGTGTAGATCATTAAATGTATTAGAATATTGGATAAAGATATAAATTTATTAGGTATTATAGATTCTTACGAGAGTTTTACCATTACTAGGCGATTTTATAGTTATGGTGAATTTGAATTAAAGGTTAGTGCAAATAAACCTCATGTAGATAAGCTGATAAAAAATAATCTTATATTATTGGAAAAAGATTATAACAAAGTATGTATAATACTTCATAGAGAATTTGATTATCAGAATGGAATAGAAGATACTGATACACTTCTAATAAAAGGAATAACATTACAAGGATTAGCTAAAAGAAGACGAATAGTTCCAACAGTAGATATGGACTTTGATAGTTGTGAAGGTAGTCAAGAAACAATAATGAAGTATTTTATAAATAAGAATTGCATTAACCCAATAGATTCTAAAAGAAAAATTGATAATTTAATACTCGCAGAAGATAAAAAAAGGGGAGTAAATGATCGTTGGCGTAGTTCTTATGAAAATTTAGCTGATAAATTAAAAACTATAGGAGAATACAGTAAACTCGGTTGGAACATAACACTAGATCATAGAAATAAAAAATTTATTTTTGATGTAACACAAGGGAGAGATTTAACAGTTAACCAAACGGTCAATCCTCCGGTTATATTTAGAAGTGATTTTAATAATATAAGCACAAGGCACTATATAGAAAGTATTGTAAACTCTAGTAATGTAGTTTATACAGGGACTAGAGAAGACAAAGATAAAATTGTGTTACAGATAGGTGAAGCCACAGGATTTGAAAGAATAGAAACTTTTATAGATTGCAATTCTGATGATATAGAAGAAATAAATCAAACAGGTAAAAGTAAATTACATGAACTTAAAGAGCTAAAAACTTTTGAATTAGGAGTAAATCCAAATAGAAATTTTTATTATGAAAAAGATTATAATCTCGGAGATATAGTTACCATACAAGATAGAAAATTAAAAGTTACTATGGATAGTCAAATTACAGAGATACAAGAGCAATATGGAAAGGAAGGGTTAAAGTTAAAAATTACTTTTGGTAGTAGTATTCCTACATTACTAACTACTATAAAAAGGATGGTGAGATAAATGGAAAAAAGTTTTGTATTTAATAGTATAAATGGGGATAGAAAATATAAGGCAGAAGATTTTGCATCTTACTTTGCAAGCTTTATTGGAAATGGTGTGTTCCCTAATCCAGCCACAGGATTACAAGTAATAGATAATAATAATATGTCTGTAACTGTACAAGCAGGTAAAGGATGGATAAATGGATATTACTATCAAAATACAGGAGATTTTATATTAAAGATAGATGTTGCGGATAGCTTATTAAATAGAATAGACAGGGTTGTTCTAAGGTTAGATTTTAATACAAGAAAAGTTAATCTATTTATTAAAAAGGGTACTTTTGCAAGTAGTCCAGTGGCACCAAGCTTACAAAGGGATGCAGATATGTATGAACTAGGAATTGCAGATATATATGTAAGAGCAGGAGTTATAAGTATTATTCAAAGCGATATAACAGATTTGAGATTAAATTCAAATGTTTGCGGTATAGTTCATGGTGTAGTGGATCAAGTAGACACCACAGCAATATTTAATCAGTTTCAAAGTTGGTATAGTCAAACTAAAGAAGCTTATGATAAAGATATTGCTGCATGGACTAAAGAGAAGAAAGAGGCCTTTGATTTATGGTATGAAAAGAATACAAAAGCTTTTATAAATGAATTTAGTACATGGTATACTACTAACAGCACACAATGGGAAAAAGATTTTACAACTTGGTTTAAAAATACAGAAGTATGGGAAAATGAATTTACTTATTGGTTTAGTACTATAAAAAATGCTCTAGATGGAGATATAGCTGCAAAGCTTACAGTAAAAACTATAGAATTAGAAGAAAAGATAAATACATTAAGTGGTGCAAGTGGAGAAAAGGAAAAATTAAATAAAGAAGATTTTAATACATTTAAGACTAATGAATTTAATAATTTTAAGAAAGAAGCAGAGACACAATTGGCTGATATTACGAAACAAGCGAATAAAATTGAAGATATAAAAAATAATAAAAAATATAAATGGATAGTTGATAGTGGAGTTTTATATTTAGAGGAGGTAGCAGAATAATGGCAGTAGGAGATAGAATTGGAATAGCTGATAAAGAAACATTAGATTTAACAAAACAAAATACAGATGATATATTAAACAAAGTTAGTGATGGTGTAGGTGGCACTGATTGGAGCAAATACTCAATCGTTCAATTTAACCAAGTTACTAAAGGAGCACCCAAACGCGGAAATTTAATTGAGATTAAGGGTGAAGGATACTTAACTCTTCTACACGTTCATATTAAAAATGCTAATAGCTATGGTAATCCCTACCATATAAGTGGTAAATTAATAATTGATATTGATGGATTTAATAAGTTTGAATATGATGTTTCTCCAGGGGAAGCACCCGAATTTACCATTTCTATAGGTAATTCAAGTATAGAAGATTCATTAGAAAACTTCACGGCAAATAATTATAACTGGGATAATAATCATCAAATACTTTCTTTTAAGTTTCCAACACCTTTGTTTTTTAATAACTTAAAGGTGTATATTTACTTAACTGGTGAGGATAGTCCATTTGCAGATGTTACATATAAATTTCAAGGGGGTATTAAATAATGATTAAAGAAACTGTTATAGATGGAGATTACATTATATACGTTTACGAAAGTGGGGCTACCATGAGGGTAAAGCAAGGTGATGAACCAAAAGAAGTCATACCCGAACTTCCTAAGAATCCTATATTAGAATTACAAAAAGAAAATGAAAGTTTAAAAAAACAGTTAGATGATACACAGAAAAGTATTGCAGAAATGATGAATTTAATAGCAATGCAAGGAATAACACCTTAGTGAGGTGTATTTTTTATGTTTAAAATAATTAATAAAATAAAGAGGAGAGTGTTAAATATGTTTAGTTTTAACAAAGAATCAGGTTGTGTAAAGGTATGGGTAACTTTAATAATGGGAGGAACATATACATTTGAACAAGTACCTAAATTATTAAATTTACAAGAATGTGTTAAAGAAGTACTTATAGAAATGGGAGCTATAGAAGAAGATAAAGAAAAAACTATTACACAATAAAACAATTTAAAAGGCAAAATAGAGACCATGTAGGTCTTTTTATTTTGCCTATTTTTACATCAAAGAGGGGAAGGATGCTAATGCTAAAGCCACCAATTTCACGAATGGGTGGGAAGTCTAAACTAAGAAAAACAATTATAGAAATGATACCAGACCATGAATGTTATATTGAATTGTTTTTCGGAGCAGGTTGGGTTTATTTTGGTAAAAAACCTAGTAAAATTGAGGTAATAAATGATATAGATAAAGAGTTAATAAACTTATTTAAGATGATTAAATATCATGCCCCAGAGATAGAAAGGTTATTACAATATGAATTTTCAGGCAGAGATATATTTGAAGAATATAAAAATTATAGTATAGAGTACCTTACAGCTCTATGAATCTCTGTAAGGTTTTTATATTTAATATCTCAAAGTTTCGCTAGTAAAGGAAATCACTATGGATATGGAACTAATACTAAACCATCACCACAAATTTTTTATAATGGGGTCTTAGGGGAAATTAAAGATAGACTTAGAAATACTTATGTTGAAAATTTAGATTTTGAAAAAATAATAGAAAAATATGATAGACAATATAGCTTTTTCTTTTGTGATCCTCCATATTTTGAAACTGCAGGTTATAAAAATAAATTTGGAGAGATGGAACATTTAATTTTAAGAGATAAGTTAAAGAGCTTACAAGGTAAATTCTTATTAACAATAAATGACCATCCTCAGGTCAGAGAATGGTATCAAGATTTTAATATAAAAGAAGTGGAAGTTAATTATTCTATATCAAAATTACAAGATGGTAGAAAAAAATACAAAGAATTAATTATAACCAACTATTAAATATGGAGGTGCAGTATGAATGAATGTAAGGATTGTATACAAATTAATAACTTAGAGGATAAAATAAAAGCTGTTTGGCATCAAATCGAAGAAAGTAAGGAACAAAGAAAAGAATTTGAAAAAAGAATTACAGATCTAGAAATAAATAAAGGAGAAACAAAAGAAAAATTTGATAGAATATTTACAGCTATAGAAGCTATAGAAAAAAATATAGAAAAAATAGCTGATTCTATTGAAAAGATTCAAAGTAAAAGTGCTAAAACTTATGAAAATTTAAAATATGAAGTAATAAAATATATAGTTATTGCTGGATTAGCTGCAGCAGTAGCTAAATTTATTTAGGGGAAATGTTTATGGAAATTAACTTAATGGATTATATTATAGAACAAGCTTTAATATTAATACCAGCTTTATATGTTCTAGGTATTATGTTAAAGCAAACTAATAAAATTAAAGACTGGACTATTCCATGGATTCTATTAGTAGTTGGGCTAATTGGAGCTATATCTTTGATGGGAATAAATCCAAATGCAATAATACAAGGTATATTAGCTACAGGTGCAGCGGTATATACTAATCAATTAATTAAGCAAAGCGTACAAAAGAAGGAGCAGGACTAAATTAACTTGTTCTTTTTTAATTAAATTTTAGGAGGTTTTATATATGAAAGGTATAGATATAAGTATGCACAACGGAGCAATAAACTTTGGAGCAGTAAAAAATAGTGGGGTTAATGTAGTTATTATAAAAGCTACTGAAGGAGTTGACTATATAGATCCTTGCTTAAGCCAACATTATAATGGTGCTAAGGCAGCAGGATTAAATATAGGGTTTTATCACTTCATGTCAGAAAAAACAAACCCTGGTCAACAGGCAGTAGACTTTTGGAACGCTATAAAAGAAAAACAGTTTAATGTAATGCCTTGCCTAGATATAGAAACTAATAGTTGCGGCAGAAGTTCAAAGCAAATTACAGATAGATGCCTTGAATTTTTAAACAAATTTAAAGCACTTAGTGGTTTATCCTGCATGATTTATACAGGAGGCTATTTTGGTCGTGATAATTTAGACAGCAGAATTAAAAATTATCCTGGATGGATAGCACATTATGGAGTTAATACTCCAATGGCTACGGGATTTAATGTTATTGGCCATCAATACACAGAAAGTGGTAAAGTTAATGGTGTGAATGGTAATGTTGACTTAAATAATTTCACGGATAAGATTTTTATAAGTGCAAATAAAATAAATAATAGTTCTAATTCAAATAGGTCTACTTCAACTATATATGGTAAACATTCTTTAATAAGTTCCTTACAACAAGAAATAACAAGACAAGGTTTTGGAAATTTATATGCAGATGGTATAGCAGGAGATAATACATTAGATGCAGCACCAACTTGTAAGCCTAACGCTAGAGGTGGAATAACTAAAATAATACAACAAATGCTTATAAATATAGGTTATCCAGTAGGCTCTTATGGAGCAGATGGAGTTTATGGAGATGGAACAGTAACAGCTATAAAAGCACTACAAAAAGATTGTAATATTGTATCAGATGGAATTGTAGGAAGAGAGACATGGAAGGTATTGTTTAGAAATTTAAAATAGATTTTAGAGGTGGTAGCTCATTGATTGGGTTACCACCTTTTTTATTTTTGAAGGAATTTCAAATAATTTGTAGAATAACATACAAAAGATGAAAATATTAACATTAAACATATAAAAAAGAAACCACTGCTGATTGGCGTCAAAGTGGTTTCTAAAAATCAACTGTATTTCACTAAATAGTACCTCTATTATAGCATAAATTTAGTGAAATATAAATAAAATAATGGAGGAGTAATATGGGTAAATCACGAAAAACAGAGGTATATAAAATATTAATCTCTGAAAAACAAATGGAAAGAGAAAGTACGGAATATATTTTAAAAGAACTAAAAAGCAAAATAATATTAAAAGATTTTCTAGAGTATTTTTATGATAAAGAAGTTAATAAAAAATATACTTTAAAAAGTAAGGATATATGCTATTATATTAATAAAGTTGAGAAAGATAATGATATAAGAAAAGTATTATTAAAATATATAAAATTTAATAAAAGAACTAATATAGTAAATATAGAAACATTAAAGTCGAATTATCAAAAAGATAAAAATGAAGGTGATGAAGAAAAACAACATTACCTAATTAAGACCTTTAAAGATACTAATAGAGCGGTTCTTATATTTGAAAAAGTAAGTGGTGCAGTTACTATTGGTATTTTACAGAAAGACATTAATAAAATTTATAGAGAATGGGTTAAAAATATTAAGGGAAACCAAAAAGAATTATTATTACAATATGAAATAAAAATAGAGTCTGTGCCATCTCCTAAATTTGTTGATGAACTTATGAAAATGGATAAAATATCTTTAGTTAAAGTTGCAGTTGATAAAGAGAAACTTACTAATGATGAGGATATATTATTTTCAGAAGAAAATATAAGTAGAGATGAAGTTGAAATATTATATAAGCCTATACAAACTTTTTCTTTTTCTAAAAGTAAAGTAAAAAAATATTATGAAAAATTTGAAAATGGGAATTCTAAAGATAAGATAAGAAGAATAGTTATTGAAGGTAGAAAAAATAGAAATGCAATTAGGCTTGATACTGAATCTATGAAATTAAGTGAATATATAGAAACCAAAGTAGATTTTAATGGATTAGTTGACACAAATGATATATTAACTAAGTATACTGAATTAGTTAATAAGAATTTTAAGGAGTACTTTAACAATATTTTTATTGATATAGATGAAAGCGAGGAATAAAAATGTTTAAAAAAATAGGTATAATATTAAGTAATTTTTTTAAATCTGTTAAGAAAAAAGAAATATTTGATTTGTTAGTAATCCCAGGGTTTATTACAATAGCGATGTACCTATTTTTTAATCATAATATAGGAGATTTATACAAATTTGCATTGAATTTTAATGATACTGTTGTGAATATAACATCCTTATTAGCAGCTTTTGGGCTTGCTTCATTGAGTATTTTAGTCACATCATCAAGTGAAAATATTAATTTAGCAAAAGAGACACTTACAGATAGAAGAGATAGGAATAAAAAGTTAATAACCTATTATAAATTACTAGTACTAAGGAATTTTTATAGTCTTTTTTTACAATTGATACTTCTCGTTATTTCTATAATAAATAAATTTATAATTGGGACTATTAATAATAAAATTATATTATATATAGAGGTTTATTTATTAATATGCTCTATATTTTCACAAATATTTGTTGTTAATAGTATGTATTTTCTTCTTGTAGATAGTAAAAAGAATAATATAAATTCAGAATAATATAAATTTATTCTAAAATATAGAAGGGATTTTTTATAGACAGAGAATATTAAATATAATGCTTCCTAGTAGTTTAAATACAAATATCTTATTTAAACAAAAGAACCCAAATAAATAGGGTTCTTTTTTGTGGAGTTTTTATATTGGTGCTATGATCTAGTCATTTTTATTATATCTGAGTATATAATAATTAATCAATTAAAATATATAAGATATTAATTTTTAAAGGTACTTCTGTAATGGGAGTACCTCGTTTTTTTATTGGGAAAATTTTTATTAATTATATAAATATTTCTCAAAAAGGTATTGACTAATTATACTACGTGTAGTATAATTATAATTGTAGGGAGGTGAGATAAGTGGTTGAAACAATAAAGGACTTACTTGAAATTGTTGTATTAGTTCTAACAATCTGCACATTGGTCAATGAACTAAAAAACAATAACAAGAAGTCCTAATCTAAAGGGGGAGAAATCCCCCAACCTTTTAAATATATTATAACACAACCACTTAAAAATATGAAACAAAAGTATATCACTATAATTTTAATTGCTATAGTTATTTTAAATATATTCAATGGAGATTTTATAAACCCATCTCTATTAGATTGTATGAAATTTACATTGTTAATTATAGCATTAATATTAAACATAATATTGTCTAGGAGGAAATAGTTATGACTGAAGAAAAATCCAAACAAACAATAGCGAACCAAAATTGGGAGAAAAAAAACAGAGAGTATGCAAGTTATTTAAAAAGTCGAAGTAGTGCTAGGAGTTTTATAAGGAATAAAGCAATACTAGAAGATTTAGAAGAATTAGAAAAATTAATAGAAGAAAGAAGACAGTTCCTAAAAAAGGAAATTTAAAATCAAACTAAAATAGTGTTAAATAAGCAGATAATCTCTTAAGAGTTATCTGCTTATTTTCTTAAACATATAAAGGAAAACAGTAAGTTAAAATAGATAACTTTACATATATTTTTTACTGATTCAAATAATATCATTGAGGTGATATTATGACAGGAAAAACACATATTGCAATAGCTACTGCTTCAACAATGCCATTTATACCTAAAAATAAGCCTGAAATGTTTATATTGATTCCATTTGTATTATTAGGAGCGTTACTACCAGATATTGATGCTGATTATAGTTTAATAAGATCTAAAAGATATTTGTACACTTTTATTATTTTAGGATTGGTTATAGTATTTGCTGCTGAAAGTAAGGGCCCGATAATAGCTATATTTATAATGTTGTTTTTAATATTTATTTTAAAGAGAACAGAACATAGAACCATTATGCATAGTTTAGCAGGACTTATAATTTTTACTACTTGTATGATATTTATTTCTAAAAAAGCTACACCATATTTTGCTTTAGGGTATGGAACACATTTATTAGCAGATAGCTTTACTGTAAGCGGGATACCTCTTTTTTATCCCAAATCACAAGCTATAGGTATAAGAAAAATTAAAACAGGAAGCAACAAAGAAATGATAATAAAATATTTTTGCCTATTTATTGTTATGTTAAAAATTGCAATTGCAGTATGGTATTAAAAGGAATTTTAAACCCTTTGAAGAATACTTACATATACTGGAATGGGGTGGTGTATGTGGTTAGAAATAGATTAAAAGAGATAAGAATGAGAGAATTTCTTATGAATCAGAAGGAATTTTGTGCAATGCTTGGAATAAGTCAAAGCACATATAACCCAATAGAAAATAATATAAAACAAGGTAATGCAGAGACCTTGTTAGTAATAGCAAAAGGACTTAATCGCAAGGTAGAAGATATTTGGTACCTATGTGATTAGGTCCTTATTTTTATATATTTAATTATTCAAAGTCGAATATAAAATTTATTTGAAAAAATATTACTCAAACAGGAAACTTTTCGTAAGTTAGTGCATAGGATATATTAAAAGACAACAAAGAATACAATTTAGACATTGTATACATTAAATTAATACAAAGTATACGGAGGTGACAAAGTTGGCAGAAAGGTTAAGAGTTGTTTTGGAATTCAAAAAGGAAGATATAGAAGAATTGAAGTTGTATGGAAGGCTGTTAAAGTTTAGTAATCCAGCTGCAATAGTTAAAGACATTTTAAAAGGTACATTACCAATAGAAATTTTAGAGGAGGATTAGAAAATGAAAAATTTATATGAATTTTTAGAGGAGAAATATGAACAATTTGAGGAAGAAATGACTTTAGATGAATTTATAGAAAGTTTTATAAATGAGAATTTTGGCATAGGAGCACTGAGTGAAGGTCTTTTAGATGATGAGTTTTTATTTTACTATGAAAAGAGTTATAGACTAGATCATCAAGATAAAAAAATAGAATTTTTGTTTGAAGAAGTTAAGTTTTGATAATGCAAAATGCTAAAAATAGATAAAAAATAAAGCCTAGCAGAAGGCTAGACTTATCCCAAATTCACTGCTTAATATTTCGTTCGGTTAATGAGCTATCACTCCTTAACACTCGCTACACATTAGCAGTGTATGCAATAACTTCTTAAAAGTTTACTGATTCTTATTGAAATTAAGATTGTTTACAAAATATTAATAATTATTTACAACATATAGTTTTAAGTAATTCAAGAACAACATAAGTAGAAGAACAAAAAAATAAAAATTCCATTAATATCAAATCCTTTCATAGGTTGTATTTATATGTTTACCATTTAAACTAATATTATTCAGGAGGTTTGTATGTTTTTTAATAAAGAGAAGGTGTATTCATTTGAAGAAGGCTTAAAAGTTATAAAAAAAACCAATGAAACTAAAATAGAGAGATTAAGTTGTACAATGGTAAAAAAACTCAATGATGAAGGTGTTTATTTAAAAGAAGGAGATAAATTATACAATACATTAGCTTTTACATTAGGTGGATTAATGTATGTAGAAAAAGTTATGGCAGTTCCTAAAACTGGAATAGTTAAATTAGATCAAGGCGGTTGGCGATTGGTAGGAATAGCACAATCGGTTATATTCTGGGCTTCCATGATTTATGCATTTAAAGCACTGCTAGAATTAGCTGTTAAAGGTGAGGGGACATGGAAAAAGGTAGGTACAGGGTTCTTGATATGTATAATGAATTATTTAATCCCTGAAGGATTTCAATTAATTAGAAGCATTTTTATGTAGGAGGTATAAATGAGTATTCAAGAATTTTTACAGGGGAATATAACTAGCCCTTTTGATATATCCAATTTTGAGATTGTCAAAAGCATAAATGAGTTTAATACTAATACTAAAGCTTTCTTTGAATCTATATCTAATTTTATATATTATGCAAAACACCCTAAGGAATTTTCAGCGGTTGTTTGGGTGAGTGTTGTTAAAAATAGCTTTTGGATATGTATGTTTATATGTCTTTTTAGTGTTATAGCTTATATTATAGGTTGGAAGAAGGGCAGATTATGGGCAAAAGGAAGTATTATAACTTACATTATAATAATGATGTTTAATAGTGCTTTATAAGGAGAAAACTATGTTTGATTTTTTAAAAAAGGAAAAAACTTATAAAATGAGTGATTGGTTTGAAATAGTAAAACCCAAATATTCAGTATTGCATATTACACCAGATACAAGTAATCGTAATTACGATACTGAACTTATTGCTAAAACAATAGCGAATATGTATAGGATGCCATATCAGAGAATAATGAAAGAAGTAAAAAATAAAGGTTTTAAAGTTGTATATAAATTGCCTGCAAAGGTTTTATTTCAAATTAGTATTACTAAAGAAGATTGTACTTTTTATATGGTAGTACCTAAATTATATAAAAATTTATTTATAGAAAAATGTACAGAAACATGGAAAAGAATAACTGTAAAAGAAGTTGATACTATACCAATGGATGAAAAAGAATTTAATAAATCTTTAAAATACCAATTGTATTATGAAAAAGAAGACGCTTTAAGTTTAAAAGTTAATAAAAAGACTAATGATCCATTGAATAACATACTGAATGTAATAGATATTATGGAAGCAGAAGATAAGATAGACATTTTGTATAATTTTATTCCTGTTAATCAAAGTAAGTGGAAAGGTAATTACAAGGAAACTATGAAGAAAATACAAGCAGGCTTCCCTATAGAAAAAGAAAAATTAGACTTCTTTGTAATCTTAAAATATATTGGAATAATTGCAATAAAATTAATAGATTTAGCCTTTGATATATTTAATGATGCGATAAGTGATACAGCAAGAAAAACAGACACTGAACTGGCGATAACTGCAATAGATAAACTAAGCAATCTTTCTACCATAACACGAAAAAAAGAAAACACTGTAGTATTAGACACACAATTATTAGTATCTAGCATAAGCAAAGATAAATTACGACAACAAAATAATGCTTTTGCAGTTTTAGAATCTTACAAGAATATAGGCCAAGACAATTCATTACAATACAAAAAGATAAAAAATAAAACCAAAATAAATATTAATGATTATGAATTTAAGGGAGTTGATAAAAATAGAATGAGTACATTAGAATGTAACAATTTAATACAAATTGCAGGAAGGGAATTATTGCAAAGATTTAAGATTAATACGAAAATAGATGTGCTAGAACATCCTATTCCAGAGGAATTACAAAGTGGATATGTTTATTTAGGGACTTCAAACTATAAAGGGAGGAAATATGAAGCATATATGAGGGATGAATATAATTTTGGTAATTTAGCATTATTATTATTAAGTCCACAAGGTGGAGGAAAAACAACCTTTATTGCAAATATGTGTAAAAATGCAAATAATAAAAAAGAGTCTGTAATAATATTAGACTATATTAAAAATTGTGAGTTAGCTAATACAGTAAAAAGAAGTGTAAAAAATGAGGATGTTGTAGAAATAGATTTATCTAAAAAAGAGTATTTTCAAGGATTAGGATTTAATGAGGTTAGATGTGAAGGTGAAGACGAGTTTATGATGTTGAAAATGGCTAACATGAAAGCGGAACAGACTATGGCTTTTATAGATTCTATTAATACTGACGGATTGCCCTTAACTAGCAAAATGAGAAGATATTTAAGTTCAGCAGCTAACATTGTTTATATAAATGACAATACATCCATAGGTGATGTTATTAAATGTTTACAAAATCATAGGAAAAGATATTACTATATAGATTGTATTAATAATCTATCAGAAGAAAGCCAAAAATATTTTTCTGATATGATTAATAATTTAAGAGAATTGGATGATATAAAAGAAGGAAAAGATAAAAAGACTAAAGAAATAGTTAGCAGAGAAATTGTAGGTACTAAAGAAAGTAAGATAGATGGTATTTTAGATAGAGTTAATCTTATTCAAGAAAATATCTATTTAAAATATATGTTTAATATGGATTGTAGCAACAATATAGATTTTGTTAAAGCTATGGATCAAGGGAAAGTTATATTAATAAAAATGCCAGAGGATTCATTTAACAATCAAATGGTAAAGAATGTATTAGTTACCTTCTTTACATCTAAAATAGTTTTAGCAACAAAACTAAGAGGTGCATTGCATGATAAACCTAAGAGGTGCAACGTGTTCTATGATGAATTATATCAAGCCCCAACTGCGGAAAATGTTATTTGTTCAGTATTATCTCAATTAAGAAAATTTGGAACAAAAATAGTGATATCTGCACATTACATGAACCAATTAAATCCACAATTAAAAAATGAAATAAAAGCTTCTGGTGCTAGTTATATGCTTTTACAAGGAGCAGATAAAAAGAATTTTGAAGAACTTAAAGAAGAAATGAAGCCTTATGAACTTGAGGATTTACTCAACCTTAAACAGTTTCATAGTTTGAATTTAATAAGGTATGAAAAAGGTTATGCGAAGTTCATAACTAAATTACCTAAGCCACTCAGCTAGGAGGACGTATGGTTAAATATATAATAATGTCTTGTATGGTAGGATTTACTTGTAATAAAATTTTAAATAAAAAAGATAATAGTAACGAAAATTCTATAAAATGGGGATGTGTATCAGGTAGTATATTAATAATTATATATGTTATACTTTTAAAGCTATAA